GGACCAATGGTATAACTGGGGCTTTACCAAGCCACCGAAACTCACGATTGACGATGGCCGCAGCCTCAAGGAAAAGATGGCACTTTACAAAGACGGACTGGTCAATGCCACGTCCATCATGGGCGAGCTTTCCACCGACTTTGACGAATCCATTGACGAGCGCACCGAGGAAGCTGCTAAGCTCCTCGTCAAGATCGCCGAGAAAAACGAAAAATATGGCGTCGAGATCGACCCGCGCAGCGTGCGACTTGTCACATCAAACGAACAACCAATTCAAACCAACTTAGAAGAATGATCACTATTGAAAACAAAGGCGGAAAAGTAAAACTTAACGAAGCGGTCACTGGAGACAGTATTAAACGCATGATTGACGAGATCGGGCGACTGTTCGGCGCAAAAGCATCGGCAGAAGGAGCAGACTTCGGTGAGATTATGAACTCAGCAGAAAACGCAGTTGATGTTTTAGAGATCGAAATCAATTCCCCTGGCGGCAGCGTGTTCGATGGCTACACAATCTATCAAGAGATCAAATCCCTTCGTGATCGCGGAGTTACCGTCAACGCTACGGTTACTGGAATGGCTGCAAGCATGGCATCGGTCATCTGCATGGCCTGCGACAAAATCTCTATGGTCAAGCATGGCAGAATGATGATCCATGACGCATCCAGCGGAGCAGTCGGCAACGCTGAATCACTACGCAAGACCGCTGATCTTTTGGAAGCAATTAGTGACGACATCGCCGTAATTTACAGTGACCGCAACGGCATGGACAAAGAAGAGGTTCGAGAAATGATGATGCGTGAGACATGGATGAATGCACGCGAGGCACTGGCTAACGGCTTCGTTGACGAGGTGCTAGGTGAGCAAGTTGACATTCGCCAAGCATCGGCGGAGTCTTCGGATATGAGCTTTCTTAATCGCCTCACAAATCCATCTTCCGACGAGTCAATCGAGCGCATCGCTGTGCTTGAAGCAGACATCACCGCGCAAGCCTCTGAATTTCAAGCCAAACTTGATGCTGCTGAAATGGCACTTCAAGAAGCCGCCGAAATCACCGCCCAGAACATTGAACTTCGCATTCAAGCAGAACTAGTTCCAACCTTGCAAGCCAAGATTGCCGAGCTGGAAGCAGCAAGCGCAATTAACGCTGAAAAGATTGACACTGCAGCAGCGCAAAAATTGGCAGCAATGGGACACGGCGAGCCGCTAAATCTAGGCTCAGAGTCACCAATCGAAGAAACTAAAAATCATCTTGAAATCTTTCAATCACTTACAGGCAAAGAGCGCAGCGAATACTACGCAGCGCACTCTGCTGAAATCCGTTCACAAATCTCTAAATAACTAAATCAAATGGCTACCATTTCATTCAACGATACAATCTTTGCACAAGAGGCTCTTAAAGCTTTTACCGCAAAGCTCGCCCCGCTCCGTGCATTCTCCCGTTCGCTTGACGACTCGGCAAGAGGCAAAGGTGACGCAATCGTGGTTCCTTTCATCTCCGCGATGACAGCAACCACTTTCAACAGCTCAACTGCCAACTATCAAACTGGTGGCGGCGCTGTGACTCACAACACCGTCAACCTCAACCAGCACAACATCGTCACTTTCGACATCACCGACCTCCAGAACGCAAACAGCTCTGGCGCACGTTTTGACGAACTTGCCATGCAAGCCGGTCGCGCACTTGGTCAGAAAGTTCTTGAGAACATCTGGAAACTCATCACCACCACCAACTTCGGTGCTGCTTCGGTTACGACCGCAGAAGCCAACTACGGTCTGGCTCAACTCATCGCACTCCGCGCTGTGCTTGCTGGTCGCAACGTAGATGTCGATGCTGGCGTTTGCTCTTTCATCCACAACACCGTCGTCGGTGCATCGCTCCTTGGTTCTACCAACGTGCTGCAAGCCTACGCAATTGGTGACAACCAAGCCGCACGTCAAGGTCAACTTGGTCAGCTTGTAGGTTTCCCAACTTACGAAACCAACATCCTTCCAACCGCTGCAACTTCTCTTGTCTGCTTCGCCGCTCATCCAGATGCAATCAGCATTGCAATGCGCTACCTTGAGCCGCAAGCCGGTTCTGAGTATCTTGCAGTTGAGCGTGCAGCCGATCCATCCGGCATCGTGATGGGTTATCGCCGCAGCTTCGACACAGCAACTGGTCAAATGTTTGGTGCTTTCGAGTGCCTCTACGGAACAGCTACTGGTCTGACTCTCGGCCTTGCATTCGGCACCAAACCATAATCTCTGGCATAGTTTGTAGTGTTACAAAGCACCGTCCTGTAAAAGGGGCGGTGTTTTTTTATTGTCAAAAATTCAAGAATTAGCATATTTCATCCATACATATGAAAAAAGCTAAACTCTCGCTTTCGGTGATAACTGGGAATTGTGAAAATTACATCGAAAGGTTTTTAGATAAATTCCAACATCATTTTGATGAAGTTGTTATCGTCCGGGCAATAGGCAACCAGGAACCGGATCGGACGCTTGAGATCGCGCAAAGCCGCGGCTGCATAATCGGTGAGTATTTCAACAAGATCGGACATTGGAACCACGTCGATGACTTCGGTGCAGCTCGCAACGTATCGGCAAATCTGGCGACTGGCGACTGGATCATGTGGGCAGACACCGATGACATCATGACAGATGATTCAGGCGAGCAGATCCGGCGCTTGATTTCCGACATCAACGACAAAGACGTTGACGGCGTCTTGATGCGCTACGTCGTGCCGGAGGACAACATCATCAACTGGAGAGAAAGGATCTGGCGCAAAGGATCCGCCATCTGGGAACATCCGGTGCATGAATGTTTGAAATTTAACGAAGGCACGAATCACATGAGGTTCGATGGCGCCGAGATCGTCCATGCCAGCGAAAAACGCAGTGCGTCGAGAGATGAACGCAATCTGCGGATCCTTGAATCAATACCTCAATCCGAAAGAACAGTTTCGCAAAAATTCCATACCTTCCAAAGTTTGATTGCATTGGATCGGAATGATGAGGCGATTCAATCCGCACTTGAGTTTGTGCAATCTGAAGGAGTTGGCAGGAATGAACTTTATGAGGCATACTTTCAACTTGCCAGACTTGCAGAAGATGAGGACAGCAAAAAACAAATGTTGCTGGCGGCACTTGCAACAGATCCAAGCCGGCGCGAGGCATACGGAGAATTGGGATTGGCAGCGACTATTTCCGACGCACAGGCAGCTCTTGGCTGGACTGAGGCAATGATGGGACTGGAGATGCCTCCAGAGCCGCCGTGGAACCTCCGCCGACCTTATTACGGTTCACTAGGCATCGGGCTGCGTGGCATGGCTCTACGCGCAAGCAACCGCCGAGAGGAAGCCGACGCAATCGAAACGAATCATTTTATCCGAAACGGAGCTAAGATATCACTTCTGCACGCTACCAGGGGACGACCAGCGCAAGCCTGGCGAGCAAGAATGGAATGGTTGAGATCCGCAACCAATCCAGATGCCATCGAACATATTTTCGCCATTGATGTTGACGATGTGGATTCATACCCGCTTACCAACGCCAGATGCGTCATTAACACTCACAACTCAGGATGCGTCGGAGCGTGGAACGCAGCGGCCCAATCATGCGCTGGTGAGATACTGATTCAACTCAGCGACGATTGGAAACCGTTTCAAGGCTGGGACGAAGCCATTATTCAGGCTATCGGCGACACATCAAAGCCGAAGGTCTTAGCAATTTCTGACGGATTTAGAAAAGACGATTTGCTCTGCATGGCGATCATCACTCGTCCTCGATACATTGAGCAGGGTCATTTCTTTCATCCAGAGTTTTTCTCAATGTTCTCTGACAACTGGTTTTCATACAAAGCCGCGCAGGACGGCGTGATCATTGACGCGAGAAAGGAGATCGTTTTTGAGCATGTCCACCCAGCATTCGGGAAAGCGGAATCAGATCCGACCTATGAGCGCAGCAATGACCAATATCACTATCTGACCGGCCAAGGCATCTTCCAACGCTTGGTATCATCCACGCCAGTATCGACAGATATTCACGGATGGTTCGACTTCCGAGATGTTTATGATTACGTCGCCAAGACAATTCCCGAATGTGGTAATTTCGTCGAGGTCGGTGCATGGAAAGGCAAAAGCGCGGTTTATCTTGCGGACCGACTGGAGGACATCAACAAACCGATCAAGTTCCACGTCGTCGATACCTTCAAAGGCGATGACGAAACCGGCATGGTCGAGGTATTGGAGGAGTTTAAAAACAACCGAGGTTTCCGCGAGATTTCAATCATCGAGGGAGACAGCGCAGGAACAGCCTCGCAATTCGCTGACGATTCGCTTGACGGCGTTTTCATCGACGCAGCGCATGATTACGCCAGCGCCCAACGCGACATCGAGGCATGGCTACCAAAGGTCAAAAAAGGCGGATTCTTTGGCGGGCATGATGCTGACTCGCCGGGCGTATCAAAAGCATTGGAATCACTAGGCATCGAATATAACATGATCGGCAGATGCTGGATCAAACAACCTGAAAAACAATGAGTCACAAGGGCAGTTGGAACCGAGTAAAAGATACCAAGGCATGGGACGAATGCCCACTTTGGGACAACATAAAAAAGAAAAAACAAAATGAAACTATCAATACTAACCCCAACCATCCCGAGCAGGGAAAAACAAGTCAAAGCACTAAGCCAAAAACTGGAAAATCAGATCGGTGAATTCCAAGTTGAGCATCTGGTGCTGAGTGACAACCGCACCCGCAGCATCGGTGAGAAGCGGCAGGCATTGGTTGATATAGCCAATGGCGAATATATAGCGTTTTGCGATGACGATGACGACGTGTGCGACGATTACGTTTCGGAGCTACTGAAAGCCATCGAAACAAAAGCCGATGTGATCACTTTCAATCAAAAGGCAGTCTATAACAAGCTGCAAAGCGAAGTCCATTTCGGCATCAAAAACCAAGACGGTCAGTTCAACCCGGGCGGCATCACCCTTCGCGGACCGTGGCACGTTTGCGCATGGAATCGTCAGGTTGTCAAAGGCTGCGTCTTTGGGTTCAGCAATTATGGAGAGGATCTAGTTTGGTGCCATCAAGCCAGAAAGCGGATCAAGACCGCGCATCACATCAACAAGGTTTTGCACACCTACATCCACGACGCGGCCACGACTGCGGCGCCAGAGCTTTGACTTTCGCCAAAATTTAGAAAAACCTAGTTTCATGTCCATTTTGAGTGATTTCATTGATACCGTTGCGCCTATTGCTCGAACCGTAATTGGCGCAGAGACATTATCTATTGCCGGCGGCACAGCTATCAGTGGGACTTATTCCGAAGCCAGACATTCGCGGGATTATGAAGAAGGCGGATTTGAGCGAGACGCAATGCTTGATTTTGTAGTTCAAACGGCTATTTTCTCAACTGCTTACACAGCAGCAGTAACCAGCTACCTCGGCAAAGCAGCCGCAGGTCGTGGCGATACCTGGCGCGTGTCATCCATTAGCAAAGGCGCGTTTTTCGTTACTGTGGGGCTGGTATCTACGAACAAATCGGCATGATTAAACCAGACATAGACACTAAAGGGCTGGAGCGGCAAATTATGTCGATGGCTAAAGATTTTGGTGAGTCCAATGAAGCGGCGGTTTGTCGCTGGGGCGTAGCTACCTGCCGCAGCCTAGTCAAAGGAACGCAGGCTTGGGGAGATGGCACGGAAGCCAAAAAAAAACAGGAGGAGTCTATTAAAAAAGATGCAAACAGGGCGGTTTATAGCGTATCTAAAGGCACATACGTCAACGGCGTAGCAAGTGGAAAACTGTCTGGATTAGTAATCAATGGTCAACTTGTAACATTCAGTCCAGATCGCATTTTAAAAACGCCTGAAGAAATCAACGCATTTATCGACCGCAAGCAGACGAGCAAGCGTAACCGCGTGCCTACGATGAAGCGCAACGAAAAAGGCATTACATCAAGCGCAGCAATGACAATGGCGTTGCGTATCCGCTTCAAGAACGCAGGCAAAGCAAAAGGCGGATGGATCGGAGCTGGCATAGCTATCGCCGCCAAACAGCGTAAAGGCTCACGACTGACCATCGGCAAGAACGTTGCTGGATACGCCCACAAATTTAAAAGCGGAGGATCTGCCCAGCTAATGCCATCGCAATGGAATCCAATTGGTAAGATCACAAACAATATCTCCTACGTCTCAACCGATTACGTCTTGAAAAAATCCGACGCAATCGACGCAATCAACACCGGCGGTCAAATGACCGTTAAATGGTATGAATCTGCAATGGCAGCAAAGCTCAAACGAAAAACAAAATGACAACTGACAAACTACTTGACGCATGGAAACGCTGGATTCAACGAGGAACCAGCTTGCCCGTTGCAATGCGCGACACTGAAGAAACAAAAACTTACCCCGGCATCTACATCGAGGGAGACAGCGTATCACGATTTGAATCAGGCGGTGTGCAAGATGGCAACATCTTCAAGATTGAATGGGAAACCAAGCTGGTTACAACGCCAGGCGAAGATTCACAGCAAGCCACCAGCAAGGCAGCGCATGACGCGTTGAGGGACGCGCTTGCCGAATATATCGAATCAAATCAAGCGGAAGCATGGATGGATGGTCAGATTGGAATCCGTGTATTTCAACTGCTTGCCAACTCGCCAGAAACAACTGAGGCAGATGGGTATCGTGTTACGACTTGGAAGTTGACTGCTATTTCTTGCCCAGTTTGACATTCGCCACTGTTGCTATGAATCTTCATTCATGGCCGCACGCAACTTTTCCCTCGCCCGTTTTGGAACCGTCGATGAAACCTCGGCAACTGGAGTTTTTCTCGGTGAAATCACTTACGATTATCAATCTGACAAAGTTGATATCAAGAACCACATCAGTTCTACGGTAGGATTTACGCTTTCTGATCCAAGAACCGACATCAAACTTTCTGGAGTTGTGACGACCAAGACAGCAGGATTTACTCCAGCTATCGCATCGGTTCTTACGCTCGCAAACAGTTCAGCCGATACGCTGGGACTTAATACAAAAGGCATCTTTGGAACCGCAGTCACAAATGCTGGCGTGGTCGTCTATGCAGCCAGCTTAAAACGCGTTAACAGCGATTTTGAGACAGGTGATTGCTCTGCCATCTTCCATCCAGAAGTTGTTACTAACTCACCAGTTAGCTTAACTTAAAAACTTACACTATGAAATATGACAACAAACCTTTCAACCCATCGAACGGGTGACATTAACTTTTTCTCGGCGTGCATGACTATCGGCATTGCGCCGTGTTTTCCTGAGCCTTCAGAAGTAATTCAGTGTGACGATGGGCATGATTACCTTTCTTTTCGTCTGAATTCATTTTCGGAATGCGGGCAATACGAAACAAAAGAGATCAATAAAGCATGGACTCACAAGGAGGCTTTTCGCCGTGAGTTTCCATCACATCCGTTCTTGCTCATTATGGACTTTATTGATCACTCAAGAGGAGCCAAATCAAAACCTGATTGGGTAGAAAAAGCAGCGTCTTTTCTCGGCATCGCACGAGACAGCATTCGCAAGGATTTAGATCGAGTTTCAGCTTTGGAGCATGAACTGCCTGAATCGCCTTTGACGTATATATGCTGCTACATCGTCAACCGCTGGGCGGCAATTGATTGGGCGAAAAACGCCATACCTAAAACAGTGGTCAACGCCGGCCCATCGATCGTGATGCTCGACGGCAAGCTGCCTAAAAAGAAACAGCTTCAACTTCTTTCTTACTTATGAAATCAGCACCCGCATACGCAACACCGCAAACCGTCTCTGGCCACAAGGTCTATCCATGCGCCTATGGTCACATCCATTGGCTAACCGAGCGCAAGAACCCATTGATGACGCAGAAAGGCAATGTCGATGATTACAGCCTAGCTGAAATCTGCTTCGCGTTCACAACTGACCCCAAAAGCCTCCAGAACATCAAAGGAACGCAAGCAAAGGCACGGGTGACAACTTTCCTCATGGAGTCGACAAGCCGCTCTCTGGTAGCACTCTGGACGCACGCAAGCAAGGAGATCGAAAACTACTTTTCTTCGATGACGGTGCCAAAAAAAGTCCCGGGGCAGGCAATCAAAAAGCGCAAGCCTGCGACCCGTGCGCGGAAGCGGTAATCATTTACACCCTCGGAAAATCAAACCTTACACGCGATCAAATCCTTTATGAACTTCCAGCCGCATTCGTCAACCAGCTCATGTCTTGTGCTTGGATCGAGGCAGGGCGGGAAATCGAAGGCATTGAGCAGCGCGGCAAAGTTGCTGAGGACATCAACGCGAAACTCGCAGCAATAGCAAGACGACCAAAACCAAAATTCAACTTTTAAAACATCATGGCTATTACGACCACCTTCACCCTTAAATTTGCAGGCGCCGCCGTAGAGCGTGGACTTGCTCGCGTTCAATCAGCATTTAAGTCGCTTGGTGGCGTGGCGTTGAAAGTTGGGAAAAGCCTGCTTTCACCGTTTGCTGCTCTGACTGCTTTACTCGGAACCGGAGCATTGGTATCTGGTTTAATGTCTTTTGTTAAAGGTTCATCTGCTGCCGCCTCATCCGTCGAATCACTTACTACTCAGTTCACAACTCTACTTGGAAGCGCGACAGCAGCAAAGGCTCGAATGGAAGAAATAACTAAATTTGCTGCAAGCACTCCTTTTGAAATCGCGGAACTTGCAGCAACTTCAAAACTGCTTGAAGTCATGGGCGGCAAGCTCATTTCGACTGGCGATGGCTTACGACTTGTGGGTGATGCGGCAGCGATGGCTGGACAGCCAATTGAAGAAGTCGGACTGCACATCGGCAGGTTATTTTCAGCCATAACATCTGGCACAAGTGCTGGAGAATCCGTCAACCGTTTGCAGGAACTCGGATTGATTACTGGTGCAACCAAGATCAAATTTGAAGAACTGGCGGAAGCGCAAAAAAAAGGCATTGCAGCTTCTGGCGGAAGTTCCGAGCAGATAATAAAATCAAAAAAAACACTTCAAGAATTATCAAGTGCGTTGGAAATAAGCTTACAACGTCAAAAAGAATTTACAAAACAAACATCAACGTCATCACGCATGGCGATGACTTCTAAAATAGAAGATCTAAAGCTTAGAATAAAGGAGGCTCAAAGTAACCTTTCCAGCATGCTCAACCCCAATCAAAGCAAGGGGAAAAACATGATACTAAGTCAGGTGCAAGCATTAAAACTGCTTCAAGGCGTTATGAGCAAGGCACAGGGCGGTATGGCCGCTCTTTCAAACACGACCGAGGGCAAACTTTCCAACATGAAAGACAACCTGACCCAACTAAAAGTTGCGTTCGGAACGGGATTTAATGACGGATTGCGAATTGCACTTGACGCCGTAAATACAAAACTGCCTCAACTCTTGGCAAAGTTTACCGAGTTCGGAAAGTTAATTGGCAATACAATTTCTGACGCCGTAGACGGCGATTTTGTTCGCTTTTTTATGATTGGCAGCATGATTGGTGAAGTGATCATGGAAGGAATAAATCTTACAACAAAAAGCCAATTTCTGAAACTGGGACAATTTGTAAGGCGAGAAGTTTTTGGCGGTCTTGCTGGTGAAATTGAAAAATACACAAAGCCAGAAAAAATGGTTCAAAGAGAGGAAAAAGACAGAAAGGACAGACAATTCATGCAAGAATATGAACTTGGCGTTTTTGTCTCAAACATGAAAGAACGCTACGCAGAAGCCATAAAATTACCGACTGCTCCTGAACGCCAAAAATCAGTGTATTTGGGACCGATGGGAAATGAAAATTTTCCAGACGATTGGAAATCAAATAACAAGATTATGCTTGATATTAAAACAGGCATTGACGGACTAAATCAAAAACTTTCACCACAACCTTAAAACATGGCAATAAAACAGTTTTTAAGTTCATCAACCAAGTGGGTGCCACAACCCGGCTTTACCGTTGTATACACCGAGAACGGAGGTATCGAAGCGAATCAGGACGTCCTAATACGCAACGCCGATCTTTCGACCGTAAAGGTTTTTAACCGTGGCGTTAAATGGGAAACTATTTTCCCTGAAGTGCCGCAAATTTATCGCTTTTTATCAATGAAAACTTTTGACCCGACAGACCGGGGAGATGGTTTTTCAATTCTTAAATGCACTTTCACTGGTTATCAGTTTGTCGGTCCCGAATCGAGTGGAGTTGGAAGTGAAGTTGTCCAAGCAACCAGCACGCTTACTGGTCAACTTATATCTGAACCGCTTTCGTCGCATCCTAAGTGGGAACCATTATCGCAAACAGCAAAAACCGTGCTTGGGTATCTTCTGAGCGGCGAATATGTTTGGGATGGTGAAGTCAATAAAGTAAAGATCCTGCTGGAAGATGGCAGTTTGGCTGTAAACAATACGCTATCTGCTTATATTGTTGGCGATGCTATAGATTTTGCAAACATCATTGCAGAAGGTGATCAAACATGGGAAAGAGGCGGCTGGACATACAGCTACCACACCGAGGCAGAAGAAGGATTTACAGCTGCACAGCTTAATTCGCTTGGCAAGATTGTAGCTGACCCTCCTGGCGACCCTCAAAAACCCGGTGCCGGCTGGACATGGATGCTGGCCTCGCCAAACCAAAGCCAATCGGGATTAGATCGGTTCATAAAAACACTCGATTTCCGATTGATCCAAGACAACGCAAAAAACCAGTTTCTTTATAATTACTAATGAAATTTAGATTACAAGGCAGCGTTACAATCCCTAAGCGACCATCTACGGTTGGCGGACTAATAGGCTGGGCGCGAGCAGTAAACAAGGCATTGCAAGAGCTTAGAGACAGAAAAATTGTAGGATTGACAGCAAGGAAAAATAGATTGTCACAGCTCAAGCTTACGATCAAGCAAGGAACTGCCGTTGATAAATTTCAAATTATCCCCGGCACGGTCAATAGCGAAATGCCTACGCTTGCAACCGTTGCGCTTGATGACTCCACGCCTCCCGAGATTACCGTCACGGCAGATACATGGGTATGGGTAAAATGCGTTGGAACTTTTGGTTCGCCGGATACCTACGTTATCACTATCGTCACTGAGTCAGCAGACACAGTCCCAACTGGCACTGAAATAACAACCACAGGATTTGTTTCATTTTATTACATTGGCAATATCGTGATCGACACAGTTCCAGACCCAGACACCTACACGATCACGAATCAACACGGTGGCGGCAACCTAGGAGTTGATTCTTGGGGTCTTTACAACCTCTGGTGGAGGGCATGAGCTTAGATCCACGCAATATCGTCGCTGACGGCCCTGATGTAATGTCAAAGGTTCTGGCGATAGGTATTCTGCCACTAAGCAGCAGTGGTGAAGGATCCCCGATTTATACAACTATTGATGCCGAGGCGTCAGTAAGTGGTAATTTTACATCTGGCGTCTATGATTATAGCTTCAGCGGATCGACAACTATTGATCAAAGGATCCGAGTTGATATTCGATCAATTGTTGGCGGAGTTGATTTTGCTGGTGAACATTACGAAATTATTAGGGATAACGATGTAAGTTCTTGGGTCGATTTTGGAATTATTACGGGTGGCGCAGAATTAGAGTTTGCAGCCGTGCAATCCAATATCCTTGGATGTAATGGAGGCACACCACCATTTGCTCCTCCAAATTTTTACCCTGCTACGGACATAGACGGGTATATTGATGGGACTAGAGTCGATAATTCTGATCCTACCCCTATTTCAGAACCATCATCAATACAGCTTTTGTTTGGTCCACCTTATTTTACTGGGTCAATACAAGACGGCGACTTGAAAATGGTTGTATCACTTGCATACGTAATAGATTCTGGTGATTTTTCTGGTTCATTTACGTATGAGATCGACGCATCATCTTGGACGACCTTAGACTTTCGAGATATCCGTGGCACATACGGAACTACCAGCACTGACGATAATGGGATTGAGTATATTTGGAGCGTAACAATAGGCTGAAATTTGACTTTCGCCACTAGCAAGAGAAATCTAACCTATGACTCTTTCCGGCACAGAAGTTCGTTTTGGTATGATTGCGACAGCCGACCCCGGCGCGGTGAATGTTTCTGGTTCTCAAACAATCGGGACAGCACTTGCATCTGTTATTTACACAAACGCCCCGACTGTTGCTTATTCGATGGCGATGATCATTCAGCCCGCTGGCGTGCTTACGCTGAACACGTCCACTGGCGCAGTTACCGGCACAGCAGCAGGAACCGCACAAGTCGAGACGGCCACGATTGTTGCAGCCGCTGGAGCAACCACAGCAGGCGACTTGAACGTAACCGTGACATCTGCACTTGTCACCGGTTCGCCATTGCTTATTACGGTTCCATTGCTTTTATCTGACAACACCGCCAGCCTAGTCGCCACGAAAGTCAGAGCAGCACTAAACGCCACCGCAGCGATCACTGCACACTACACCGTCGGCGGATCTGGCGCAACTTATTCTCTTACGACCAGCGCGATAAACCACGCTGCAAACGATACTACGCTGAACATGGCACACGCCAACGGGACATGCGTGGGTATTACCACCGCAGCAACATCGGCAGACACAACGCCAGGTGTCGGCACTACCCGCGCCTATAAATTCAACGGCACGGCTTGGAACGCGACTGACAACGAAGGAATCGCATTGCCAACAATGACAAAACTCCACTCGATGC